TTCCAATCTGCTTGGGCTATTCTTGTGTTTACTAAACTGCCACTCACACTGCTACGTTTAACAATGTACATGGTATCACCATCTTTTTCTAGATAAATTCCGTTTTGTGTGCCAAAATACCCCACACGTTGGCAAGTGTTTATTTGATCTGCACCCATACAAAATGTAGCAAATATTTCCAATGCTTTACCTGGTTGGTAAGGAAATACTCTAGTGGTTTCCATAACTGCTTCACTGCCGTTTGTGGTATCCACTGTCATGTTTACCAAACTAGCATCTGCATTGTGAGTTATGGTTGCACCATTTACAGCATTGGTCCAAAACTTGTCGTTCTGTGCATATCTATGCTGACTATCAAACAGTGTTAAAGGCTGTGCTACCTGCTGTCTACCAAATGCATCTACATTACCATTACCACTAATACTTGTACTGCTACCACTAGTGGTACGTACCACTGGTTGTCCAAGAGCATTATACTCCATAGACTTGTGAAGATTTAGTATGTTAGGTTCATCTGGATGAATGTAACTAGTTGAATTTGGATTCTTTACTCCCATTTTTTATTAAACCTTAATTCCTATAAAAATATGATCTACACGTGATGCTGTCCATGTGTTTGTTGCTGTTGCTCCAAAGCCTGTAGTCAGTGCTGATCTAACATTACTGTCAAGAGCACTTGCATCCCACACAGTTAATATCACAATGCTTCCATTAGAAACACTGTTTAGTGCATTGGCTAGTGACGTTACTGCTCCAGGATCGCCATAGGTATCATAATTTGCTGTGCTGAGTGTGTTACCATATGTATCTAATACTACCATGTTGTGACCACGAGCGCCAACGTTTAATACTTCAATATCATTAACCACTACACGAGCATTTTGATATCCTGGTACATCAAAAGATGATGAATATACATAAATTTTATTACCACTTGCATATTGTGTTGTTTCAATAGCACTGATTGTGTTGAATTCTTCATATACTGTAAAAGACGATGTTGGTATCCACGGACGGCCACCTACTAACCCTCCTGTGTTTGGATTATCAATTACATCATTGTCATTGTATTGAGTTGGCAATTGTGTTATATCATATGTTGCTCTAGGATGTCCAGCGGCGGCACGTTTACTTGCGGCTAGATCTAATTTGGATTTTTGACGCAACTCTTTGGTTGAAAGTGTTGATATACCGTTAGCCGCCATTGTCTTATCCTATTACAAATGATAGTGGATCACCACCATCTACATATTTTTGAATTTCGTCTTCAAGTCTTTCCATGGCTGTTTGTGCTTCAGCCTTGAGTGCATCACCATTTAGTGTAACACCACCCTGTGCACCAGGCAAAGAAGCAAATTTTGAACGTGCTTCTCCCAGCATCATTTTACACTGTGCAAGTGCATAATCTCTTATCCATGTTTTTGCATACGGGTCATCTAGCAGTGTTTCATCTGTTCTAAGCATATAAACTTGCAATAACAATGTTTCTGCATTTCTTGGGCGTCTAACAATTGTTAATTTTTTAGTTACTGTATCCCAAGTAAAATTAATTTTGTTACCAAACAATCTACCCACAGTTTCTTGATATTGACTGAATGCTTCCCAAGTGGTTAATCCGCCAATTCTACCTGCCTGTAAAAAATACAAGTTAGTGTAGGCAATTTCAAATGGATCAACATCAATACCTGATTGTTGATCAGAGCCCAAAGCACGTCTAAATGTTTCACGCACTTCAATTACTTCTGTTGGTAAAGTATACTCGTTTATGTCTTTTTCTAATCGTAAAAACAGTGTTGCTTCTTCATTGGCATTTGATGATCTTGCTCTGAATCTATCAAACGCCATGTCTAAACCTTGATTGTAGTGTTTGGGATCAAGTTCAACATCAACCATACCATCACCTAGTAGGTTGCGAATATCCTCAATGATCTTGTCTCTGTTTGATTTATCTTTGGCCATATTTAAAATCCTATACTTGTATTTATTGTATTAGTGAAATTCAGAACTAGTACTATATGTATCGTTTTTTATTTACGCAGTAGATTCTAGTTTAAATGCCTATTTAATTGCTTGTAAACCAGGTTTATTTTAGGATCTATTAGAATTTAGAGCAAATATGTATGCTTTTTGTAAATCCAATTTAAAACGCATAACAATAGGAATCGCACATGGTTTTTAGTTGAATAAATACTTGTATAAAAGGATATAGACATGCCACGACTCAGCTTATGGAAACCACAAAAAGGTAACGATTATAATATGATAGACCGTGTGATCCGCGAACATTTTAATGTTGGTGGCACTGGTGTATTCATCCACAAATACCTTGGTCCACATGCTCAAGCAAACACCACAGATTCAACACAACCTGACAATTCTGTAGTGCGTCCCAACAACATACAAGATCTATTATTTTTAGAAAACAGAGATCGCAAGTACGATCCAGATGTGTATGACATGCGTGGTGTATATCAGGTACAAGATTCAGATTTTGATCTAACACAATTTGGTGCGTTTTTATCCAACGATACCATCTATATGACCTTTCATCTAAATGAAATGATCAATATATTGGGTAGAAAATTAATGAGTGGTGATGTATTAGAATTACCTCATCAACGTGATGACACCATGTTAGACATGGCACGTTTAGAATTTACCACAAAGCCAGCAAAAAAATTTAGAAAAGGCGAAACTATAACAGGTGCAACCAGTGGTGTAACCGCAACAGTGGTAAACTACAATCACGATGCAAAAGTTTTGAGAATGGTCACAGACGGTGACTTTACAGTTGGTGAAACTGTAACAGGTACATCAAGTACAGCCGTTGGAGAAGTAGCGGCCTACTATCCAGAAGGTCCACAAGCAATCAACAGATACTATGTTATTGAAGATGCCGCTAGAGGTTCAGAAGGTTATTCACCAACTTGGTATCCACACATTTGGAGAGTTAAGTGTACTCCACTAGTAGACTCACCAGAGTTTTCAGATATACTTGGCACCGGTGAACAAAAAGATGATTTAAGAAATTTAATTTCTACATATCAATCAGAAATTGACATAGGTGATGCAATTGTTAATCAAGCACAAAACGAAGTTCCTAAAAAAGGGTACGAAACAGCACACCTATATGTTAACAAAGCAGATCAATATGTGCCTGGTATGGTTTATGGTCATTGGCAAACCAACACAGCATCATTTAAACTGTATGAATCAACAAACACAAGTTGGCAGGCATTTGATTATTTTGTTGGCGATACTGCTCCCACTTCTAATTACAAAAACGGGGACTATTGGTTAGACACAGCAAACACCAATTGGGGATTATACATTGGAGATGGTACTGCATGGAACAGTCAACCTGTATCAATAGTTGATTCAGCAAACATTGACGGCACTACTAAATCACCTATATCATCTTATGTTCCTTCAAGTGATTATGCTGTAGTAGTTTCAGATAGAACTGTAGGAGCAACACTGTTTAAAAAAGTTTCAAATGGTTCTTGGGTAAAAATTGCCACAGATGCAACCACAACTCAACTGCTGGGTGTTGATGTTTCTATCAACACTAGTGAACCAACAACAAACACTGTGGGTAAAATATGGTGGCAACCAAACACCACAGGTGGCCTAAACATTTCATTTAAAAAATATTCATCTACCACAGACAGTTGGGTGGCCCAAGACGTTACTCTACATTCAAGTCAAGATTCAGCCAACGATGCATTTGGTTTCATGACCAAAGTTGGTGTCCATGCTGGTGATGGTAAACCACCTAACGGTATTCAAATTGCACACACAGGTTCAAGTTTTCCTAATTCATTAAATGACGGTGATTACATACTGCGTACAGATTATGAACCAAATAGATTGTTTAAAAAAGTTGGCAATAGATTTATCAAAATTGAAGATGACTGGCGAGGCACCTACTCTGCGGCTAATAGAATATTAAATACATTTATTGAAAACACAAATTCAAGTGATAACACCGCAGATGGTAACGAACAACAAGGTTTAAGCAAAGCAGTTAAACCAAGGACAGATGTATAATGGCACAATTTTGGTATGATCAACAGATAAGAAGGTACTTGCTACAATTTGTACGTATCTTTAATGGCTTTCAAATTCAAAGTGGTCAAAAAAATGCAGGTGGTACTGCTTCACAAACATATAGAACTGTGCCAATGCGTTATGCAGACATGTCTAGAATGGTTGCACACATACTACGTGGCAACACAGAAAACGCACTAAACTCTGCTCCATTTATGACTTGTCATATTGCTAACATGAATATTGCAAGAGAACGCAGACATGATCCAAAATTAATTTCATCACAACAAGTACAGGAACGCAAGTATGATGCTATCAACGATCAATACACAGCAGAACTTGGCAATACATATACAGTTGATAGATACATGCCTGTGCCCTATGACTTAACCATTAATGTTGATGTGTGGTGTTCAAACACAGAACAAAAACTACAGTTGCTAGAACAAATACTTACACTGTTTAATCCCACAATAGAAATTCAAGCAAATACTAATCCACTAGATTGGACCAACATCACAGTTGTAGAACTAATTGATATCCAATGGTCATCTAGATCAGTTCCGCAGGGTGTTGATTCACAACTAGACATTGCTACACTTATTTTCCAAGTGCCAATTTGGATCAATCCTCCAGCAAAAGTTAAAAAGCAATCAATTATTCATGGTATCATAAACAGAATTCATCTAGATGATAATCTCAGTGACCTTGAATATGACAAAAACATGCAGGACTTTTTTGATCAATTCAGTAACCTAGAAGAAATTGTTGTTACACCACAAAATGCACAGGTTGATGTAACAGGCAATACAATTAGTTTATTAAATGCTCATGGTGTTAACGAAGGATATTCATGGAAAGAGTTTTTTGAGCAGTATGGTGAGTTCCAAGCATCAACTTCAAAAATAAAATTAAGACGTGCATCAGATATAGAAGATTCAACACAAGACATTGTAGGCACTATTGCATACAATCCAGTTAATGATAATCAATTGATATTCACTATTGATTCTGCAACCTTGCCTACCAACACACAGTCTGCTGTGTTAAAAATAATAGATCCACATAAAAACACACCAGGAGATGGCACACTGGCAACACAACAGGCAGGACAGCGATATTTGATTATTAATGATATTGTTGAAGGATCTAGCAATTGGGGTACTGTGGTTGCTTCAGCAAATGATATTATAGAATTTAACGGAACACAATGGACTGTTTCATTTGATGCTAGTGCTAACGAATCATCTACTCATTATGTAACAAATACCACAACTGGTTATCAATATCAATGGAATGGCAGTGAGTGGATTGATACATATCAAGGTCAATATAAACCTGGCTATTGGATTTTAAATCTAGCAGGTGTATAATTCAATTGACTATATAACACATCCATGCTATAAATAGAGTTATGTATGACGCTGTAGGAGCCACATTTTTATCTCAAGACACAAAAAAATTTTGTCTAAACAAAAGATCAAAAAGTGTTAGTAATTCAAACACCTGGAGTTTTTGGGGTGGCAAAGTTGAACGTGGGGAAACTGTTATAGGCGCATTAAAAAGAGAAATCAAAGAAGAAATAGGCTTTATTCCAGAAATAATCAAAATACATCCACTAGACATATATCAAAGCAGTGACGGACACTTTATGTATCATACATTTGTTATTGTTACACCAGAAGAATTTGTTCCAAACTTAAATCACGAATCACAAAGTTATTGTTGGACTAAAATTAATCGTTTGCCTAGACCACTACACCAAGGAGCTCGTAAAACACTATTAGATAAAAATAATGTTAAAAAGCTCAAACTGATAGTAAATAGTATTAAGTAAGTTTACTTAATAACAACAGGATTAACACAGTGTCAGGTATTATCAGTTTTAACCAGGCTAAAATAGCCTATGCTCTCAATCAATTTGAAAAAGACAGCATTGTTACAGATTTTATACTTGAAACCATCTATCCAAACATACAAACACAAGAAGATATCAACCAAGAACTAGCAGAATACTCAAAATCAAGTAAAAAAAAATTTTTTAAAATACTACAAAAAATACAACAGGCAGTCAAACAAATGACCAGTCAAGAATCTATGGATATTAGATTCACCCTTGAAGATGATTATTTTAATCTACTGCAAAATCTCAAAACAAACAATGTAAAATACAAAGTGCCATCTATTCTTATAAAATATAGAAAAGATATTAATCCTATAAGAGCATTGAGATTTGAACTTGAAGAAATTATGGCTATGCCTGAATCAGATGATGACTATCACATATGGTTAATTAGACAATATAAAAATGAAGAAAAAATTAATAACATTATAAAAGATATTAATGCTGATTTAAGAAGTATTGTAAAAATGCAAGAAAAATACAAAGACACTAAAAAAGAATATCCTTATTTTGTATTACCAATGAGTTATTATCACTGTGTTGAAATTGAAACTGATATGAAAAGTTGGATTAAAACTCTAAAAGAATTTTTAATTTGGACTCAAGATTCTATCAACAAAAGATATCTTTAAACAACAATATTAATT